TTTGATGAAGATAAAAATAGTTTTAAGGTTTGGATAGAAAATGAATCTCTTGAAGTTCTTTTATGGAAAGAGTTTAATTCTAACATGCCCGTATCTGTAGAATATAATATAAACTTCTAAATGAAGTCTCCTTATTGCTTTATCGTAAAGCCATTAGATGGTAAGCGGTATAATAACACTAAAGAAGTAGGTGGTATCAGCTTAATAGTAAGTACATCTCAGGAGGACCATACGGTTTCAAATAGGATAGGAATAGTTGAAAGCACTCCTATAGGGTATACTGGAGAGATAGTTCCTGGAGATTTACTATTGGTACATCATAATGTATTCAAGCTATATTATGATATGAAAGGAAACGAAAAGAGTGGAGCTAGTTATCTTAAAGATGATTTATTTATGGTAGATAACGAACAATTCTTTATGTATTTTCATAATAACAAATGGAGTGCTCACTCTAAATATTGCTTTATAAAGCCAGTAAAATCAAAGGAGTCAATAATATATAAGAACACATTAGAGGAGCCTTTAATTGGCACAATAGAGTATATAAATCAAGAGTTGCTAGACTTAGGTCTAAGCATTGGAAATGAGATTTCGTTTGAGCCAAATAGTGAGTACCCATTTTACATAAATGATGAGAAGCTATACAGAATGCTTACTAAAAATATTACATTAAAATGGAATTAAAATCAATTAAAGAGAGAATCATAGCTGCTGGATATAAGGCTGTAGAGGAGTTAATTAAAATTGCTGAAGATAAGGTATTGTCTGGAGGCGACGATGATTTATCTGCTGATAAACTTAAGAATGCCGCTGCTACAAAACGCTTGGCTATAGAAGACGCCTTTCAGATATTAAATAGGATAGAATTAGAGCAAGAGAAATTGATTGACGACTCTGTAACCAGTGTAAAAACCGAACCTAAAGTACAAGGATTTGCAGAAAGAAGATCAAAATAAACTTTACACCATAGTTAAAGACCTCGTTCCTCCTCAAGTAATTGCTGTAAAAAATAACGGTAAAACTTGGGAGTATGGTTATAACGAAAAATATGATATTGTAGTGATATCAAAGGATGGAACTATTGGAGATATCTATAATATAAGTGGGCTATTAGTAGCTCTTCCATCTGTGCCTAAAATAGTATATAAACGTGACGACAAAAAAGAAAATCAATACTGGGAGCCATCTGAATATCCTAAAGAACTTAGTAATATTAAGACTATATTCAACTGGCATACTATGCCTAAGAATTTTAAGGATGAGTGGGTTGACTACATAGAGGGAGAATTTGACAGAAGAGAGCACGGATTCTACTTTATGAATAATGGAGTTAGTACTTATATTACTGGCTCTCACTATATGTACTTGCAGTGGACTAAGATTGATGTCGGACTTCCAGACTATCGTGAGGCTAATAGGATATACTTTATATTTTGGGAGGCGTGCAAGGCAGACAATCGTTCTTTTGGAATGGTTTACTTAAAGATTAGACGTTCTGGATTCTCATTTATGGCTTCGTCTGAAGCGGTTAACATAGCTACCTTAGCAAATGACTCAAGAATAGGTATCCAATCAAAAACTGGTGCGGATGCTAAGACAATGTTTACTAATAAAGTAGTTCCTATATCAAATAATTATCCGTTCTTTTTTAGACCTATAATGGATGGTATGGATAAACCAAAGACAGAACTAGCATTTAGAGTTCCTGCGTCAAAGATTACAAAAAAGAATATGTATGAAAATGCAGAATCTGATATTAAAGGTCTTGATACTACTATTGACTGGAAGAATACAGCAGACAATAGCTATGATGGTGAAAAGCTTGTTTTTTTAGTAGAAGATGAAAGCGGTAAATTAGAGGTTCCAAATAACATATTAAATGGTTGGAGGGTACGAAAAACTTGCCTTAGATTAGGTAGTAAAATTATCGGTAAATGTATGATGGGTTCTACTCCAAATGCATTGGCTAAGGGTGGTTCTAATTATAAGAAGTTATTTGAAGATTCAAATATAAAAACGCGTAATGCCAATGGACAAACCAAGTCAGGGATGTACTCGCTTTATATTCCAATGGAATGGAATTTTGAGGGATACATTGATAGATACGGAATGCCAGTATTCAGAAAGCCATCAAAACCTACACTTGGCATTGATGGTCAAATGATTTCTAACGGAGCTATTGATTATTGGGAGAATGAGGTTGCGTCTTTAAAGAATGATGCCGATGCTCTAAATGAGTTTTATAGACAGTTCTCAAGAACAGAGTCGCACGCGTTTAGGGATGAGAGTAAATCATCAATATTCAACTTAACTAAAATATACCAGCAAGTCGATTATAATGATTCTCTAATAAAAGACCAAGTACTTACAAAGGGTTCATTTAGTTGGTTAAATGGAGAAAAAGATACTAAGGTAGTTTGGACTCCTGATTCAAGGGGTAGGTTTTTAGTTTCTTGGATTCCAGAGAAAGACCTACAAAACAGAGTTATATATAAAAATGGAATGAAGCATGCTGGAAATGACCATATTGGAGCATTTGGATGTGACCCTTATGACATATCCGGTACTGTTGGTGGTGGCGGGTCTAATGGCTCTTTACACGGATTGACAAAGTTCAATATGGATAATGCACCTAGTAATCATTTCTTTTTAGAGTACATAGCAAGACCTCAAACTGCTGAGATATTTTTTGAAGAAGTATTAATGGCTTGTGTATTTTACGGCATGCCAATTTTAGTTGAAAACAATAAACCAAGACTTTTATATCACTTTAAAAATAGAGGCTATAGAGGATTTTCAATAAACAGGCCAGATAAGCACTATAACAACCTTTCTAAGACAGAAAAAGAGTTGGGCGGTATTCCTAACTCATCAGAAGATGTTAAGCAGTCACACGCTGCTGCAATTGAGTCGTACATAGAAAAATATGTTGGACTTGACTTAGAAGGTACGTATCGTGACTCTGACGAAATGGGTGATATGTATTTTACACGTACTATTGAGGAGTGGGCTAAGTTTGATATTAACAATAGAACAAAGTTTGATGCTGCTATTAGTTCTGGATTAGCTATAATGGCTAATCAAAAAAATGTGTATACACAACCAAAAAAAGAATCGAAAATAATCTTTAACTTTGCAAAGTATAATAACAGCGGAACAAGGAGCGAAATAATAAGATAAATGAAGGACGTAATTATTAAGGTTAATCCAATTAGTTTTCCAAATCAGTTTGCTTCTGACAAGGAGAAGGAATCTATTGAATATGGACTTCAAATTGGTCAAAGCATTCAATATGAGTGGTTTAACAAAGATAGCCAAGGGTGTAAATTTTACGACCAAAGAGCTAATTTCCACAGATTAAGATTATATGCAAGAGGTGAACAGTCTGTTGGAAAGTATAAAAATGAATTATCTATTGACGGTGATTTAAGTCATCTAAACTTAGACTGGACCCCAGTTCCTATTATTCCTAAGTTTCTTGATATTGTAGTTAACGGTATGACCGATAGAATGTTTAAGGTAAAGGCTTATGCTCAAGATGCTATGTCTACTGATAAACGTAATAAGTTTCAGCAATCGGTTCAGACAGATATGGCCGCCAAAGACTTGCTATTGAACGTAAAAGAAAAGTTTGGCATTGATGCTTTCGATACTCCTCCTGAAGATTTGCCTGAAAACGAAGACGAACTATCTTTGTTTATGCAAATAAACTATAAACCAGCGATAGAGATAGCTGAAGAACAAGCAATTAACACAATATTTGACGATAATAAATATAACGATATTCGTAAGAGCATTGATTTAGATATTGCCACCATTGGAGTTGGAATGGCTAAACACATGTTTCTACCTGGTGACGGAGTAAGACTTGAGTATGTTGACCCAGCTAATGTGGTTTATAGTTATACTGAAAACCCATACTTTAAAGATTGTTTTTACTGGGGAGAGGTTAAGACTGTACATACTACTGAATTAATGAAAATTGACCCAACGCTAACTAACGACCAATTAGCTGAAATAGCAAAATATGGTCAAGCGTGGAATAGTCAATATGGTGTTTCTCAATTAAATAATAGTATGTTTAGTAGAGATACTTCTACTTTATTATATTTTAATTATAAAACTACCAAGAGAATTGTTTACAAGAAAAAGAAATTAGAGAACGGTACTGAAAAAATGATACCTAAAGAAGATACTTTTAATCCACCACAAGAAATGATGGATGAGGGCAACTTTGAGAAGGTTGAAAAAGTTATTGATGTTTGGTATGATGGTATCTTAGTTGCTGGAACAAATATTATGTTGAAGTGGGAATTATCAAAAAATATGGTAAGACCTAAATCAGCTACACAACACGCAATACCTAATTATGTTGCAGTTGCTCCAAGAATGTA